CTTTCATAGCAAAGTATCCAGGAGCATTAGGTAATAGTTTAAAAATTAGTGCATGTGATAGTGCACTAGCATTTGAAGATACATTTACTGGTGTAACAAACAGTTCAATGGATGTTAGTACATCTAATACTGGCTTTGTAGCTAACATTGCTGTTGGTAGTACTACACTACTATTCAGTCAATCAGGTACCGAGTCAGGAGATAGTTCTGGTCAAGCAGCACACGTTATCAGAGTTGGTGCTAACTTATCTATGACTACTGCACAAACAGTATTCACAGTCGGTGACTCAGTACGTTTAGGTAACTCATCTATTGGTTATCAAACAGTTAAGATTACAGCAAAGAGTGCTGTACAAGCTGGAGCAACATTTGCAGGTTCAACTACAACATTCTTAGCTAATGTAGCATTTACTATAGATCCAAAGTTCAGACTATCAACTGATCTTAGTGTTAACAATAGTGTTGGTGATAGTATTAATTCAGGTGGTGTTACACGTTTCTGGGAATATAGAGACAACGTTGATAAAGCACCTGGTCAATCTGAATGGTCAAACAACGTAGCAAACAATACAGCTAATGATGAATTACATATAGTTGTGTCAGATGAAGATGGAGACATCACAGGAGTTAAAGGTTCAATCCTAGAAGTATGGGAAAGTCTATCAAGAGCTTCTGATGCTAAAAATGAAAGTGGTGAGTCTATATATTGGAAAGATGTTATTGATAACCAATCCCAATGGGTTTGGGTAGGTGGCACAGAACTTAGAGCAACATCTAATGTTAACACTGCTGCTGAAACATATTCCAATACTGGTGCAAACTTAAACAATTATGTTAACTCTGTAATACCATTTACATCATCCTTCCAAGTTGGAACAGATGGTACTAATCCAAATGAAACATCAATTGCAATAGGACAATTATCAACAGCTGTTGACCTATTCAAGAATCCAGCGGATGTTGATGTATCATTAATATTAGCTGGTTTATCCAGAGGTGGTACTAATGGAGAGCAATGGCCAAATTATCTAATAGATAATATTGCTGACACAAGAAAAGACTGCGTAGTATTCTGCTCACCTGAAAAGGCTGATGTAGTAAACAATCAAGGTGGAGAAGGTAATGATGTTAAAACATTTGCAAATTCCTTAACACCTACTTCATACGGAGTTATGGATAGTGGATGGAAATATCAATACGATAAGTATAATGATGTTTACAGATACATTCCATTAAATGGTGACATAGCTGGTCTTTGTGTAAGAACAGATGACGTAAGAGACCCATGGTTCAGTCCTGCAGGATATAATAGAGGTGTGATTAAAAATGTAATCAAACTTCCATACAATCCAGATAAAGCAGACAGAGATGTACTTTATAAGAATAAAGTTAATCCTGTAATAACTCAGCCAGGTCAAGGAACATTATTGTTCGGAGATAAAACATTATTGGCAAAACCAAGTGCATTCGATAGAATCAATGTAAGAAGATTATTCATTGTTCTTGAAAAAGCAATATCAACTGCAGCCAAGTATACTCTATTTGAATTCAATGATGAGTTTACTAGAGCACAATTCAGAAGTATGGTAGAACCATTCTTACGAGACGTACAAGGCAGAAGAGGTATTTACGACTTTAGAGTTGTATGTGACGAGACAAATAACACTGGAGAAGTGATTGATAGTAACAGGTTTGTAGGAGACATCTACATTAAGCCTGCCAGAGCAATTAATTTCATACAGTTAAACTTTGTAGCGGTTCGTACAGGAGTTGAATTCTCTGAAGTAGTTGGTCAATTCTAAGATAAATAGTTAGGTAAAAAGGAGAAAAGCTCATGGCTTTTAACATTAACGAAATCAAATCCCAGCTAGCTCTTGGAGGCGCACGTCCGTCACTCTTTCAAGTGACATTGACTAACCCTGTAAACGCTGCAGCGGATTTAAAATTTCCATTTATGTGTAGGGCTGCGCAAATGCCAGCCTCTACACTTGGAACAATTGAAGTACCGTACTTCGGTCGTAAAGTAAAAATAGCTGGAGACAGAACTTTTGCTGAGTGGACTGTTACATTAATACAAGATGAGGATATGATTATTAGAAATTCCATAGAGCAGTGGTCTAATAGTATTAATTCACATCTAGGTAACTTACGTTCATTTGCTAGTGCAAGTCCTACCCTCTATAAAGCAAACGCATCAGTGACCCATTTTGGGAAAACTGGTCTTCCATTGAGAACTTATACATTCAACGGTTTATTTCCAACAGAAGTAAGCCCTATTGACTTAGACTGGAATACAACAGATACTCTAGAAGAGTTTACTGTTACATTCCAATATGACTATTGGGAGGTAAGTGGTATTACTGGTAATGCTGGTGGTACATAATATATTATTAAATAAATTAAGGTGAAATTAATATGGCAGAATTATTTGGGTTTGAGTTTAAAAGAAAAGGTGTAAAGACCGAAGAAGATATAGGTTCTTTCGCACCAAAGATTGATGACGAAGGTGCTATAACAGTCGCAGAAGGTGGCGCTTATGGTACCTACGTTGATCTTGAAGGCACAACCAGAACCGAATCAGAACTCATTACAAGGTACAGACGTATGGCTTTACAGCCAGAGTGTGAGCTTGCTGTAGATGATATAGTTAATGAAACTATTGTCTATGGAGAAGAGCATAAGATTTGTGAATTGAATTTGGATAGTTTAGAAGCTAGTCCAAAACTTAAAGAACTTATACGTGAAGAATTTGATAACACATTAAGACTATTAGACTTTAATAGTAAGGGTTATGAAATCTTTAGACATTGGTATATTGATGGTAGACTATATTATCATGTAGTAATAGATCCTAAAGATCCAGAATCAGGTGTTAGAGAATTACGTTACATTGATCCAAGAAAAATTAAAAAGATCAGAACAGTTAATAAGCAAAGAGTCGGGAACCAGATGTCAGGACCTGGCGCTGTTACTATTCAGAAGACTAAAGAAGAATACTTCATTTATAATGAAAAGGGCTTTACAGGATATCCTGGTGGCTCTCCAACAGCAGCAGCTGGTGAACAAGGTGTTAAGATTGCACGTGATGCAATCATCAATGTAACATCTGGTATGATGTCAGAAGATAATAGAATTGTATTATCACATCTACACAAAGCAATCAAACCATTAAACCAATTACGTATCCTAGAGGATGCAACTGTTATATACAGAATATCAAGAGCACCTGAAAGAAGAGTGTTCTATATTGATGTAGGTAATCTACCTAAGATGAAAGCAGAGCAGTATCTAAGAGACATGATGGTTAAGCATAAGAATAGATTAGTTTATGATGCTGGTACTGGAGAAGTAAGAGACGATCGTAAGTTCATGACCATGTTAGAAGACTATTGGTTACCTAGAAGAGAAGGTGGTAGAGGTACAGAGATTACAACTTTAGGTGCTGGCCAAAACTTAGGTGAACTAGATGACGTGTTATACTTCCAAAAGAAATTATACAGATCATTAAATGTTCCTGTGTCAAGATTAGAATCAGAAACTGGTTTCCAACTTGGTAGAAGTACAGAGATAAGTAGAGATGAATTAAAGTTCCAAAAGTTTATTGGTAGAACTCGTAATAGATTCTCAATACTATTTGATAAAGTTTTAGAGAAACAAATAGTACTTAAAGGTACTATGACTTTAGAAGAATATAATGAAGCTAAAGAGTTCATTAGATATGACTTTATGGAAGACAATCACTTCTCAGAACTAAAAGAGATGGAAATTCAAACAGAGAGAGTTAACGCCCTAAATAATGTTGATCCATTTATTGGTAGATATTTCTCACAAAGATGGGCTAAAAAGAACATCCTAAGAATGACAGACGAACAAATGGAACAAATGGATGCTGAGATAGCAGAGGAACAAGAAGAAGGATCTATCCATCAAGAACTTGAACCTGCTGGTAAAGAAGCTCAACCAGAAGAACCAATGGACGGTGAAGAACCGCCTGCTGAAGAATTATAAATAAATATACTAAAGGATAATATTATGCCAGAGAATAACAGTGAAAGAATGATTAAATTTGCAGCCCAAGGTAAGCCAGCAAAATTTGGTGACCAATTTGGTGACTTAATGAAAGATAAAGTGAATGCTGGTGTAGAAGCTATAAGAGCAAAAGTCGCAGCTAAATTAGGAGGTCTCGATCGAACTAGTGAAGTAGGTGATGGAGCTGAAGAAGGTGGTAATAAAGACAGTACTCCTGAAGAGGATGCTGAAATGGAATTAACACCAGAAGAAGAAAAAGCCCTTGATGCTGAAGAACTAACGAAGGCCACAGGAGAACTAACAGATGAAAACTCTGAACCAAATACTTGATGAATCAGATTTTGCAAACCCAAAGTCACCTGGTGACAAGGCTTTTGTAGATAAACATATAATACAAAAAACTGATTACCCTCATCCACCTAAAGGTGGATCCAATGATGATGTATTCAGTGGTAAGAAACAAAAGAAGAAAAAGCGTATTGCAGATCCAGAAGAAGGTCAAGATAAAGAAGTATACGAAATGT